GATGAGATACAAGGATTTTTAAACCAGAGTTATGATTTATTTGCTAAAAAGTTTTGTAATTTAGATAAACATTATTATGAAATTAAACAAGAAGTTATTGCTAAAACTGCATTGTTTGTTACAAAAAAACGATATGGAATGAAAATTATAAATGATTCTGGGCGTAAAGTAAACAAAATACAGGTTAAAGGGTTGGATACTGTTCGTAGTAGTTTTGCTGTAGCTATGAAGAATTTATTATCAAAAATTTTAGATGATATTTTAGTAGCAGTACCTAAAGAAAAAATTGATGAGAGAATTTTTAAGTTTAAAAAAGCTATGAAGGCTATGGATTATGATGAAATTTCTTCACCAACTGGCGTAAAACGAATAGATAAATTTAAGTGTAGTTTGGATAGAGAGACTGGATTACCAGTAAATGTTCCAGGAGGAAAAATTATTTCTACTTATTATGAAAAAGCCACACCAGTTCATGTTAAGGCTTCTATGGCATATAATGATATGATAGATTACTATAAGATAAAAAGATATCCTAAAATATCTAATGGAGAAAAGATTAAATGGGTGTATTTAAAACAAAATCCATTAAATTTGCCAGTTTTAGCATATAAAGGGTATGATGATCCTGTAAAGATTTTAGAATATATAAAAATTTATATAGATGTAAACAAAATGTATAAGCAATCATTAAGTAAAAAAATTGATATGTTTTATCAAGCTATGAGTTGGGATAATCCAATTGATAAAAGATATACTTTAGAGAAATTTTTTTGAATTTTGAGAATGGTAAATGATATATATGTATATATACCATTTTAAATTTTTAAATTAATAAATAACAAATAGGAGATGTAAAATAATGAATAAAGGACTTTTAGAAAGATTCATTAATAAGTATTCACTTGGAGATAGTGTACAATCAGTAATACTTACAATAAAAGATAATGTTTTAACTACAGAATTCATCACTCCCGAAAAATCACTTTTAGGAAAATTAGCATTAAATGATTTTCAATTTGAAGATATTGAATTGGGAATTTATAATACTGCACAATTTTCACGTATGTTAAATGTGTTGGGTGATGATGTTAAATTAACTGTTTTGAGGTCAGACGATACAGCTATATCCATTAAGGTGGAAGATATAAATGCTAGTATAAACTTTATGTTGAGTGATAAAACTATTATTCCGGTTGTACCTGCAATGAAAAATGTACCAGAATTTCAACTTACACTAGAGATTGATAGTAATTTTGTATCTAGATTTATAGCAAGTAAAAATGCTTTAACAGATAAAGAAACATTTACAATAGTTACAGATAAAGATAGAGAATCGTGTGATTGTATACTAGGATATTCAAGTATAAATTCAGATAGAATTACAATACCAGTTAATGTAGATCAATTTAATGATATGGATTTATTATCATTTAATGCAGATCTTTTTGGGAAAATTCTACAAGCTAATAAAGAATGTAGTAAAGGTAAATTAGAAATTTCTGCTCAAGGACTTGCCAGAGTTACATTTAAGGTAGATAATTATCACGCAGTTTATAATTTGGTCGCGACACAAAGTGCGGACTAATTATATATACAATACAGATTGTATAGTAGGTCTTAAAAAACATATATTAGATAATTCTGTAGATCTTTGTGTGACTTCCCCACCATATAATGTTGGGATAGAGTATGATAATTGGGATGATTGTTTAAGATTAGATGATTATATGCAATTTTCTAAAGATTGGTTGACAGAAGTTTATAGAGTTCTTAAACCAGATGGGAGAATTGCAGTTAATATTCCATATGAAGTTAATATGAAAAAACTTGGGGGGCATCATAGAGTTTTTATAGCATCTGAATATTATCAAATGATGAAAGAGATAGGATTTGGGTTTAGTGGAATTGCAGATTTGGTTGAAAAAGCACCTCAAAAAGTAAAATTTTCTGCATGGGGTAGTTGGTTATCGGCGTCTGCTCCTTATATGCACAATCCAAAAGAATGTGTATTGATAGGTTATAAAGATCAATGGAAAAAGTTAGAAAAAGGTGAATCTTATTGGACAGACTCGGAAGAAGATAAAAAAGGATTTATGGAAGTTGTATCTGGATTGTGGAACTATTTTGCAGAAACTAGAGGAATGACAGAAGCAAATTTTAGTCTTGATATACCAGTTAAGGCTATTAAATTTATGACATATGAAGATGATATAGTATTAGATCCATTTATGGGTAGCGGCACTACAGCAGTTGCATCAGTAAATCTAGATAGAAATTACATTGGATTTGAAATTTCAGAAAATTATTGTAAGATAGCAAGGTCTAGAATTTTAAAAGAAAAAGTAAAAATAGAAACAGCAGAAAAGGGATTTGATTTTTGGGAATAGAACATCACGGCATTTGGAATGAAAAATATAGACCTACTTCATTGGATACTTATATTGGGAATGAACATTTAAAATCTAAAGTTAGTATTTTTATAGAAACTAATGATCCTCCACACTTATTATTTTATGGTAGAGCAGGTACTGGTAAGACCACGCTTTCAAAGATTATTACAAAGTCTATAGAATGTGAATATTTGTATATAAATGCATCTGATGAAAATAGTGTAGATACTGTTAGAGATAAAGTTAAAGGTTTTGCGTCTACATTAGGATTTCAGTCGTTAAAAGTTATCATCTTGGATGAGTGTGATTACATTACTCCGAACGCTCAAGCTGCACTTCGTAATTTAATGGAAACTTTTAGTAGACATTGTAGATTTATATTGACTTGTAATTATGTAGAGAGAATTATTGAACCCATACAATCACGTTGTCAATCATTTCAAATAGTACCACCTTCAAAGAAAGAAGTTGCAATACATTTATCTGATATATTAACTAAAGAGAATGTAAAATTTGAAGTGGATGATATAGCTACAATTATTAATGGAGCTTATCCAGATATAAGAAAGGTTATTAATACATCACAAAGACAAGTTGTAGATGGTATTTTGCGGATGGATGCTAGAGAGGTTATTTTAAATGATTATAAGTTACAAATATTAGAAGTTTTAAAATCAAGTAAATCTAAAAAAGAAACATTTAGTGAAATAAGACAAATATTAGCGGACGCAAAAGTTACAGACTTTGCAGATTTTTTCAGATTACTATATGATGAAGTTGATAATTATGGTAGTGGACATATTGCCGAAATTATTTTATTAATAGCTAAATATGAACAATCAGATAGTCAAGTAGTTGATAAAGAAATAAATGCGATGGCAATGTTAATTGAAATATTACAGGAGATACGATGAAAGAAGAAAAGTATTGGGGAGAAATTCCAAATAAAGATCGAGTAAAACCAAGTAAAAAACGTGGTGGTGAAGGGGATTATAAACACATTGCTGTAAATGAAAATAAAATTTATTTTTATGCTGGAGTGAATAGGGATAGTGCAGTCGAACTTAATAAGAAAGTAGGAGAGTTACAATCTAAAAGTTTTAGTTTAGCTAATAACTTAGATATTGAACCGCCAGGTATGCATTTATATATAAATTCTGGAGGAGGATCAATTACATCTGGTATTTCATCAATGGATACTATACTGAGATGTAAAGTTCCAGTTCATACTTATGTAGATGGATTTGCTGCAAGTGCAGCAACATTTCTTTCAATAGCTGGTACGAAAAGATTTATGAGTAGACATTCGTATATGTTAATTCACCAATTATCTTCAAACTTTTGGGGAAAATATTCAGAGTTTCAAGATGAAAAACAAAATTTAGATTTGATGATGGGTACAATTAAAAATGTATATAAGAAATATACAAAAGTTCCAATGAAAAAAATAAATGAGATATTAAAGCATGATTTGTTATGGGATGCAGAAACTTGTTTAACGTATGGATTAATTGATGAAATAATCTAGGAGTTATTATGAATATATTAGTTATAGGTGATTGTTGTAAGGATATTTTTATCTATGGAGATATAGAAAGAATAAGTCCAGAAGCACCAGTACCAGTTTTTAAACCAACACACGAAGAATCAAATGGTGGTATGGCAAAAAATGTTGCAGATAATGTTGAGGCATTAGATATGTACATCCACACCGTAACAAATAAAAATAGTATTATTAAAAAAAGATATGTAGAAAACCGTTCAGGTCAAATGGTATTAAGAGTTGATGAGCATGATTATTGTGAAAGAGTTGAAGAAACTTTATTAAAAGGTATTACAAAGAATAAATTTGAAAGTCCTCCATTTGGATTTGGTTCAAATACTGAAAATTATTATGATGCTATTATTATTTCAGATTATAATAAAGGATTTTTAGAAGAATCAGATATTCAACATATTTGTGAGAATAATAAGAATGTATTTATTGATACTAAAAAGAAACTTGGTGAATGGATTAAAGACGCAGATTTTATTAAGATAAATGAGTTAGAATATATAAAAAATTATATATTATTATCTGATGATGAATTTAAAGATAAACTTATTGTTACTTTAGGTAGTAAAGGTTGTAGATATAAAGGATTAGAATATCAAGTTAAAAAAGTTCCTGTTAAGGATGTGAGTGGAGCGGGGGATACATTTTTGGCAGGATTAGTTAGAGGGTATTTAGATTCAAATAATATATATGAAGCAATTAAATTTGCTCAAGAATGTACTACATTGGTGGTACAGAAACATGGTGTTGCAACAGTTACATTAAAGGAGTTAGAAAAATGAGTACTAAACCAATGAAACCACTACCTAAAGCAAAACAAACTGTAGATTTATCAAAAGCAGATACTATAAAATGTGATGATTGTGGAAATTATCTTTTTATCACTTCATTTGTTATTAAAAAAGTTTCTGCAATTTTATCACCTACAGGTCAAGAAGGACTAGTGCCAATTCAGGTTTATAGTTGTGGAAATTGTGGACAAGTACCAAAATCATTGTTAGAAGGTAGTGGATTAGAGACTACATGATTAAACAGGTAGGCAATGGACTTTTTGTTTTGGGGGGAAAGTATGTAGCGTTATATAATGAAATTCAAATTAAAACTAAAAAGTTTGTAGAGGAAATTTTTGATGGGGAAGAATTATGGACACCTTCTATATTATCTCCTGATAATGCAGAAAGAAGTAATTATTTAGATTCTTTTTCTAATCAGGCTCAAATGATTCATAGACATTTAGATGGTTCTGATATAGGAATGAATTCACCAACTGTATGTTATAATTTGTATGCATTATATGCAAATGATGTGGTAGATGGAAATAAAACTTATGTGATGACTGGTAAATGTAATAGATTTGAAGAAGGTGAATTGAATGATTTGACGAGATTAGTACAATTTACTGGTCAAGAGATTGTACATATAGGAAGTTATAATTATGTAGAAGATTGTTTTGTAAAATCGGTGAATTATGTAAAACAAATATTTGATTATTTAGAATTAGATTATAAATTCGAATCAGCAAATGATCCTTTTTTTGGTGCGAAATCTGAAGTTAAAAAACGAGCTCAAAGAGTTCATGGGTCTAAAATAGAATATAAGTTATATTTTCCAAATAAAGATAAATACTTACCAGTAGGATCATTTAATTTTGTTGGCAATGCTTTTCATGATAGGTTTAATATAAAAAATTCACAAACAAAAGATGTATCCTCAGGTTGTTGGGGTTGGGGATTAGAAAGATTTATTTATGCATTAATAAGTCAAAAGGGAGAAGATGTAAATTTTGATATTCCTAAATTAAAAGAAAGTAGAAAGAATAGATATAGGTCAATTGTAAATAATGAAAAGGGGTGGTATAGATTATATAGTAAAAGTTTTTGGTTTGCAGAAAGCAAAATGGAAAATTTTAAAGAGATTGATATAGACTTTAAAGATATAGAGTTTGAGGTTATTACTGATTTAGATTCTTTAGATAGACGTAAAGTTGAAATATTAAGGGGACTTGAGGAATTTGAAAAAGGAGTTGATTGGAATTATAATTGGACATGGAAAGACGCGGAGAGAAGAATAAAAGAAGGACATATTTTAAAAATTGCATTTCATAATGGAATGGCAGTACAATGGGATTGGTATTATTTAAATACATTTTATCTTAGAGATCATGAAGATTGGAATTTTAAGATAACTTTACCAAAAAATTATACATATTCGGGATCTTGGTGGTGTCATCCATCATATCGTAGTTCAAGAAAATATCCTACATTTATTAAAGATTTTATATCAGCGTCATATAATTGGAGTTATAATAACGGTTACACTACTGATGTAAATTATATAGATGGTTGGAATTGGAAATCTATAAGTGTTGTTAAAAAGATGGGGCAAGTTGGTTCTAATTGGATAGATAAATATGGATCAGATGAAATTAGTAGATAGAGTATTAGATAAAAGTTCCAATAAAATTATAGCATTAAAAAATGTTACAATAAATGAACCGTGTTTTAGGGATCATATAATTGATAATGAACCAATATTACCTGGAAGTATAATTTTAGAAGTTATTGGACAGGTAGCAGATATTTTATTAGGGACAGTAACATATTTAGCTAAGGTTGATAATATGAGATTTTATGAAAAAATAATTCCAGGTGACCAGTTAAAAATTGAAGTTGTTAAATTGAAAAGTATCGGTAAGATTCATAAGCTTAGTGGAGTAGGTACAGTTGATGGTAAAAATTATGTAGAATTAAAATTTACTGTTAGAGAAGATGATAAGAGTTAAATAAATGAATAAGATGAGTGATGGTAAATTTTGGAGTGGTAGTAAGTTATTAGATAAAAAACATCTTCAAAATTGTAAAGTAATTCCTCACAGATTTTATATTTTAGATTTATTACCAAAAAATTCAATTTGTGCAGAACTTGGAGTGTCTGTTGGGGATTTTTCAAAAGAAATTTTAACTCGCAGTGACCCTAAACAATTATATTTAATTGAATCTAAGTCTGAGTTGGTGGATAAATTATCATATAGATTTAGAGAAAACAAAGAGATACTGGTTGAATGTGGATATTCATGGGACGTATTAAATAATTTTAAAGATGACTTTTTTGACTGGGTGTATATAGATTCTGATCATAGTTATGACTCAACTAAATTAGAATTAGAAATTTTACATAAAAAAGTTAAAGAGGGTGGTTATATATTACTCCACGATTATATATGGATAGATTATATTAGTGAGAAGTATAAATCATATGGGGTTATTAAGGCAGTGAATGAATTTTGTGTTAATTTTAATTATGAATTTATTTATATTTCTATGGAGCCAAATATGTATCATACTGTTTGTTTAAGGAAATTGATTTGAGAACTATAAATTACAAATACTCATTTTATCCTAAAGATAAAGTATTAGATTGGACTCCAGGAGATTCTTCAAAATTATTTGAAGAAAATTGTAAGAAATATCCTAATAGTAAATCAATAAAATATTATACTGAAAATCCTATAGTATATAGATTTAATAATAATGGATTTAGAACTCCTGATGATTTTAACACTACAGATGAAGGTAATGTTTTTCTTGGGTGTAGTGTAACTATGGGAACAGGACACCATTTAGAAAATATTTGGTCATATAAATTAAATAAAGATATTGGTGGAAAATTTTGGAATTTATCTCAGGGTGGATCTGGAATTCAAACAGATTATAGATTATTGTATGGTTGGAAAGATACATTAAAAATTAAAAATATTTTTCATTTTACATACCCACATCCTCGATTTGAATTTTTTCATAATGGTAATATATTACAATTAAACAATTGGGAAGAAAGAGATAAATCATTTAATAAATTTTTTCAAGAAGTTTTGTCTAGTGACGAGTATTGTAAACTTATACAACAAACTTATAGTAATGCTATTAAAGGATTATCTCAAGATATTGGATGTAATTATTACCATCTAACAGGTAAAATATTTAAGAAGTATGATAAATCTAGTGATGACTCTTTGATACCTAGAGATTTAACTCATCCTACTGTAGGACAACAAAATTTTATATATGAAAAATTTAAAGAAAAATATAATGAATAAATTAGTTATTACTGCTCACCCAGATGATGAAACTATATTTGCAGGTAAATTATTATCAGAAGATAATTCTTGGAAAGTTGTTTGTGTTACTAATGGTTATAATGAGGTGAGAAAGTTTGAATTTCAATGTGTAATGAATAAGTTAGGTATAGATTATGAAATATGGGATTTTCATGATGAATGGAATGTAGATTTAGATCAGGATGGTATTAGAAAAAAGTTACATACATTGTTGAGAGAGAAAGAGTGGGATATGGTTTTAACTCATAATGAAGTTGGAGATAATGGATATCGTCATCCACATCATAAACAAGTTTTTGAGTGTGTAAAGAAAGAAATTTATAACATTGATAAATTATATTGTTTTGATAATTATGGTAGAGATTTATCTCTTGATCAAGTTAAGAAAAAATTGCATATGTTAAATTTTTATAAAAGTCAAATGAAAGAATTGGGGTTAATATATTTACCTATGTTAGAAAATTATTTCTACAATGAATCTTTTATAAAATATAAAAAGTAATGATATTTATTAATATATAGCGACATTTACTGGAGAATTAAATATGAAAAGTACAGTAGTTAGTTTTGATTGGATTGCGTCAGACGGTTCATTAAAATTACTAGAAATAAATACAGATGTATCTATGGGTGGATATAGCAGACCAGAATATAATTTTGATTTTGATGCATTAGCACAGTATTGTTCAGATCAAAGCTTAACTGAAGTTAAATTACATCATAGCGCTAACGCATATTATGCAACAGATTGGAAGTCTAATACTTTCAAAGCCGTATCAGATGAAGTTTTTTCAAAACTTTCCTCAAGTCTAGCTACGCACGATATTTCTGCTTCAATATACCTAGATTCAAATGCATACTTGTCTGGGTTAGATGAAATAGATAGTGGTACTACATTAGATTTAAGAGTTTGTGCAAATGTAAATAGTAAATTAGATTATTATGCAGTTAATAAAGAAAATCTTTTAAATTTTGTAAGTGGAATTGGTAGTGGAAGTTTGATGCCAGAAGTAGGATCTGATGAAATTGCATCTAATAATGCTGCAGGAATTCCAGATTTTGTCTGGAAAGTACCTACTGCAGATATGTCAACTGGTCTTGCATTTCATGAGTCAGGTGATAATAATACTACTATATCTGCGTCAAATGAGGCAGTATCATTTGTTGAAAAATACTATCCACCAGATAACAATAAATGGGGATACTTTGTAGGAGATATTAATTATAAAGTAGTGTTAACGGATGATGGTACCGTAATTCCAATTAGTAGTCATAGAAATGTTGGTGATGAATGCATTTCATTTAGAAGAACCACACTTACTGATTATTCTAATAAAGATTTAAAGTTAAAAAATAAATTAATATATGCAGGCGTTTGTGGTGAAAATACAGAGATTACATTAGTAGATGGTAGTACTAAAACACCGTTAGAAATACATTTATCTAGTGTAACTGAGTCATTGGCCAATGATGAAGTTAAGGCTGTAAAAATAGACAGTTTAGATTTAGATGATGTCAATTATAATACACCCACTACAAGAATTGACTCTTATACTTCACAAACAGGTAGTTTTAATTTTACTACTGGAAGTAATAAGTTTATATTTTATTCAGATTATAGTGAGGAATGTGTAACTATTGATGGAACAGTTTTTGATAGCAGTGCTTTAATTCCAATTAAGAGTGGGGAAACCTGGGAAATAACAAAGGCTTCGGATGTAGTGGTTGGTGATGTGTATGTTAGCTCATCGATGGGTGAAGGAACTGTAGGTAGTGTGGATACAACATCGAATCAAGAGTTAGTTCATTTACAATCTGCAGGAAGTGGATCGGATTCAACTTCTTATAATAGGTCTTTATTTTGTGATGATAAGTTGGTATTGTTTGAAAATAGAATGTATGCGATTTCCGAACCAGATAAGGCATCGTATACTGGGGCATATTCTGGATCAGATGCACATAAACAAGAAATGGATTTATTATCATATAATATTGCCAGTGGAACTACATACAATTGGTCTAATTATAGTACTAATGTAGCACAGTATACTGAAAATATATTAACTCAAATGGTAACACAACGCAGTTCTTCATTGTGGGAATATTAAATAAAATAGTTAATTATAGGTTGTAAGTGGATTATATTAGAGATAATAAAGATAAACCATATAAATATAAAAAACCATTTGATTATTGTGCAAATATACATTTAACTAATATGTGCAATTTTTTTTGTAATGGTTGTGATCATTATTCAAATTATAAAATTGGTGGTTATTTAGGAGTCGAAAGGTTCGAAGAATATTTAAAAACTTGGTGTGATAAATTTAACCAATTGAAATTAGAAGTTCGTTTATTAGGTGGAGAACCTACACTTAATAGGCATTTAGTTGATATACTAAAGTTATCAAGAAAATATACTCCAGATAATAATATTATACTTTTTACAAACGGAACTTATCTACATAAACATAAAAATTTAAAAGATGTTTTAATTGATAATAAAATAGTTTTAAAATTAACAGAACATTCTAAAGAAAAGAAATATCTTGATAAACTTAATCCATTGAAAGAAAAACTACGAAGGTGGTCTGATGAAGGATTAGATTACAGATCTTATGATTATACTGAAGGTTTTGGGTGGACTGGTACTGACGCTGTGGCTTTGGGTGGTGGAAGAATTCACAATGACGGTATTTGGAGAAAACAATATAAAGGACATGGTGTAACTATGAGACCTTTTGAAGATAATGAACCCAGAAAAAGTTGGGAGATTTGTCAATGCTCTTGGGCGAATGGTGGAGTTGCAAATATTCAGTTGTATGAAAATAAATTATGGAAATGTCCACCTATTGCATATTTAAAAGATGCGTTAACAAAATTTGGTTTACAGAATCATCCAAAATGGATACCATATCTTAAATATAAACCTTTAAGTGGTGATGTAACTCTTGAAGAAATGGTAAATTGGATGAGACGGGACGAAGAGGATATATGTAATATGTGTCCTGCTTATGATGATAAACGAGAAAAGGTTTTAGATAAAGATGTATTTGGGAAAAGAAGTTATACATAATATTTTTTGGTCTGCTGGAATAGATTCTACATACTTAGTATGTAAGAGATTGTTAATCGATAAAGTCCCAATTCAAACTTATTATTTAAATTTCCCGTGTGATGGTTATTACCCACCTTATCCGTTAGGTAGAGATAGTAGAGAGGTGGAAGTTAAGGTTGTGGAAAAGTTAAGGGAAATGATAATTAAACAATTTCCTTATACAGAAAGTCTATTTCCACCAACTATATTAGTAGAAGAATTTCCAATAAATAAAGAAGTCTATAAAAAGTTAAGATTTTTACATGAGAACTATCAGTATAGGAGGAGATTGGTGGATCAAATACTATATATGATACAATATTCATTACATAAGAATGAAATATTTGAATATGGAATAGATTCTAATAATAAACGAATCGACCGTGATAAGCCGGAATCAAAATTAATAAATGAAAATTTAACAGAAAATTTCACGGTGTCATTTGATAAAATTCCTGAATTGGAAATTTTAAAAAATTTATATATACCTCTGTTCGAAACTTGGAGAGTGGATATGATTAGAGACTCCCAAAAGTACGGTTTTACAAATATACTTGAAAATACTTGGTCTTGTAGGTGGCCAAAATCAAATGGGGATACGTGTGGTGGTGTGGTAGATTATAGTGGTGACATTATTAACTGCTGCCATTATGATTACATTGATTCTACTGATGAAGTTATAAAATATTATAAAGATGGGGAGTTTGAAATTCTTAATAGAAAAAATAATTATAACGATATATTGAATGATTAAAGATTATCTAAATAAAGAAGTGCTGATCAGTTTTTTAATGGGGTTCTCGGCAGGGGTTCCGTTGTTGATGACTATTTCAATACTGCAAGCTTGGATGAAAGAATCTGGAATAGATTTATCTACTATAGGGTTGTTTGGGTTAGTTGGTATACCATATTCTCTAAAGTTTTTATGGGCTCCATTCTTGGATAGATTTTCATTACCATTTTTAGGTAGACGCCGTGGGTGGTTGTTAGTAAGTCAAATATTAATTATAGTAACAATACTTGGAATTTCATACATTGATATTACGAGCCAATTAACTGGTTTGGTAATGTTGTGTTTAGGATTAACATTCTTATCAGCAACACAAGATATATTGATTGATGCATATCGTAGAGAGAACGTATCTGAAAAACACTTACCATTAGCATCTTCTGTATATATAATTGGTTATAGAGTGGCAATGGCAGTTGTTGGTTCAGTAGGATTTATTTTATCGGACAGTATATCTTTTAATTTGGTGTATTTGTGTTTATCAGGGCTTATGGTGGTAGGAATAATTACTACTTTGATTTCTGATGAAGGCGATTTTATTATTAAATCAAGAGAATCAATAATTGAACCTTTTATAGATTATTTTCGTAAGAATAAAGCATTGATTATATTAGCATTTATTTTTATTTACAAAATTGGTGATATGTTAGCTTTTTTTATGAGTGTACCTTATTATTTGGATTTAGAATATACTAAATCTCAAATTGGATATATGAAGTTTATAGGTACTTGGATGACACTTCTTGGAAGTTTTGTCGGTGGAATTTTGTTAGTAAAGTATAATAATATAATGAAGGGATTATTTTATTTTGGTATATTACAAATGGTATCTACTTTTGGATATGTTATATTGAGTTGGGTAGAACCAAATCTAATTTTACTTTGTTCAGTAGGATCATTTGAGAGTTTTTGTTCTGGTTTAGGAACTGCCGTATTTATATCATATATTGCTCTACTTACTAATATAAAGTTTACAGGTACTCAATATGCTTTATTATCAAGTTTTGTAGCAATACCAAGAACTATATTTACATCACAAACAGGATTTTTAGTAGAGTCAATAGGTTGGGAATACTTTTTTATATTTTGTACTTTAATTGCAATTCCTGGTTTAATATTGATAAAATTTATAGATAGGGGAGATAAAGCAAATGGATAAGTATATAGTAAAAACAATTTTCACTAAAGATGAGTGTAATGAAATATTAAAAATGGATACCGAATTAATCAAACGTAAAAAATTATCACCGGAGTTTGAATTATCATATATGAATGGGTTTGATAAATATGATGTAGAAGATGTGGTTGTGAAGGCAGATGAGTGGGTATACGATAGATTAAATGGGAATATGGATATAGGTAACTTCGCCAATTGTACTGGAATCTGGCCATTGATATTGAAAGTATATAATGAGGGGGATAAGGTAGGGATGCATGTAGATGACTGTAGAGGGATAAAGAGAGTAACTTGCTCTACTAATTTAAATGATGATTATGGTGGTGGAGAATTACAAGTATTCAATTGGAATATTTCATCTAAGGGCAATTTTTATAGTCAAGATGATTCTTATGATGTAGAAACATTAACTCCGGCTATTGGCCAGATGGTACAATTACCAATGATTGTACCACATAGAGTTACAGAAGTAACATTCGGAGTTAGAAAACAATTAGTAACTTGGTTTACAGGAGAGGTATTAAATTGGTAAAGGCCGTATTACACATACAGAAATGTGGTGGGACATCCGTAGGTGAATATATAAAATCTAATTTGAATGAGGATGAGTATTTAGAGTTATATACTCGTAAAATACCTAAAGATTTAAGTTTTAATAAAATAGAACCACATTCAAGAATAAAAGCATATTTAAAATATTTAGATTTAGATAGAGTTAAAATAGTTTTTGGACATGGTGTTTTCAATGGCTTGGAAGAATATTTTCCTAATCAAAAAGTAAAGTATTATACTATACTTAGAAATCCTATTGATAGAATAATATCGTTATATAATTTTAGAAAAATGGGGGCAGTTGGTCAAAGAGAATTTCCTATAATATACCAGCCAGATGGAAGTGTATATGATTTCGAGGGAGAACTAAAAAAAGAATTTTTCATTGGTGGTAAAGAGAGAAGTTTTTTAGAATGGTTTGTTTATTTTAATGATAGAAAAAAAGATGAAACTGATTCACAATCTTATTTTGATTTTTTAAACTGGAGAAATTTTAAAATTGAAGATTTTGATACTATATGGAACGAAACTCACTTAAAAGGTTTACCAGTAGAAAATATATCACAAAAACTTTTAAAGGAAGATAGGATTTTAATTAAAGATATAATAAAGGTTTATTGGCCAAAGGATTTTAATATTTATGAAACGTCATTGTAAAAAATACGATATAGAAAAATTAAATAAAGATAAAAAGTTTGTAGAAGAACGATTTAAATATGAAGATGGAGCGTTCGGTCATTGTATATCATTACCGAGTATTAATGAGATAGCAGAATCACATAAAAAACATCATAATAATGTACCATTAAGGGGAGTATTGGGTTACACTCCATATTTTAAAGAAATCTTTGATAGTTTCGAAACAGAGATAACTGGATTTAGATTAATGAGAAGAAATGCCCATTCATCTTATGGATTACATGAAGATACTGATATTGGTGAGGATGTAAAAAGAGTTCAAATACCCATTATTACAAATGATGATTGTTGGTTGGCGGCAACGGATTTAGATTATATACCAGAAGATATTAGATTACTCTATGAAAAAGATGGAATAAAGAATGGCATCAACTGGACGGATGAAGTTCCTTATGATAAAGATGGTAAATCGCTTAAGGATTTTAAAGAAAGATTTAAAGGACTCTATACATTGGTACAATTCAAACCTGGAGTAATGTATCACGTTACATTTGCGAAGAAAATACATGGTTTATGGAATGACGGTGATACTAAGAGAGTTACATTATTAATTGATGCAAAAATTAATGATTGGTATGAAAAGTTTTTGGATGGGTTTGAAGATTTTTAAACTATTTATTTAAAAGGTTTTAATTTATGAAAAATAAAGGTCTATTCGACCACATCACGCATATTACTCAAAAACAGACCAAAGGGTATTGGGATTCTTTGAATGAAACAGAGAAGAAGCAATGGTCTAATTATATGATACATAGATTCTTATCTATGAAAATGGAGTGGACAGATTTTGTAAATGAGATTCAAAAATTAAATCTTAAACCTAAACAACTTTATTTAGTATATTCTAACGTATTACCAAAAGGTAAACAATATTTAAAATATATTAAGAAGAAAAAAGGTACTATTTATAATACACAAGTCATTCAGAAAATTTCGGAATACTTTCAAATTAGCCAAACAGAATCAGAAGATTATTTAAATTTGTTATCAAAAGATAAAATTAGAGAATTGATTTCTCTATATGGTTACACAAGTAAAGAATTAAAACAAATGGGATTATAAAATGAAAAAAGCAAAAGTTATAAGAGAATCTAGTACAAGAAAAGGTATGTCGTTAGAAGAAGCGTATGGTAATGCTAATGGTGATAAGTCAGTTGTTACTTTGATGGAAGAAGAATGGCCTGAAATGACCAAAGAGTTTAAGAAGATCCAAAGAGCTCAGTATGAGTTGTTTCTACATAAACAACATGATTATGGCCCAGGTAATATTTCTGTTGGTACACAATTACAAACACCAGAAGAAGTGAAGCTATCACTTACAGGCTTGTGGTTCAGGATTAATGACAAATGTCAGAGATTAAAAACCTTATTGATGGGTGATAAACAATCAGCCGTAGATGAACCATTAGAAGATGCATATTTAGATAT